TCATTTCTTCTTCGCTTGCTCCAGCGCCCGCAGTGCCAGCTCCGCGTCCAGGTCGTACTTCTGCGGATCGCCCCCGGCACGGATGTGCTCCATGCGTGCCTTGGCCCAGCGCTGCAGGTGAATAGCGGCCTCCATCATCGGGCCCATCGGCGGGCGGCCCGGCTTGCCCCCTGCCGGTAAGTTACTGGTATCCGCGCCGTTCGCCTTCTTCCCCCTCTTCTTGGCAATCCCCGCGTGGCCACCCGGCTGCTGCCAGTACCAGAGCGTGTAGCTCGATACGCCGTACTTCTCCTGCGTCTCCGCGTTGGTGTGCGTACTCAAGAACTTCAAGATGCGTGCCTTCTCAGCAGGCGTGTAGCGCTTCTTGGTGTCGGCCATTTCGATCTCCTCAAACACAAAGGCCGCCCTAGTTGGCGGCCTTTGCATTCTGACACGCTCAGCTCACGCTAGGCACGTTTGCGTGCCGCGTGCCGGATCGGAACGACTTTGGAGGACTCCCGCGCGAGCAGCAGATCGATCCGTCCGTTCCAACGAGACAGGTCCGTGTGGCGGCGATGCAGCGCCGCCGCTGAGCGCTTGGCCCAGAAGTCGATGTTGCGGTCGCACAAGTAGCAGTAGGGACCGTCGCGAAAGTGAGTGTTGTCACACCCCTCCATCGCGCAGTGCTTCTCTTTCCGTTCCGATTTAGTGGTCATAGCGGGGTTACCCCCCTCCGTGTTGTGAGAGCGCTATAGGTATAGCGCAGTGTGTGGAAACGTTTCAATGGGTCTTGCGTAGCCTAGACACGACATCGCGATGGCCACGGAGTGCCTCATCGCGTGTTGCATAGCGCTGCTGCTCGACGGGCTTGCCGTCCTGGTCAAAGACCATGGTCTCGAAGAGCAGCGGCTTGCCGCCCCAATTTGTGGCGATGCCCAGGAAGACGGTGGAGATGAGTCGGTCCTCGACCTGATCCTTGGCCAGCTGCCGGTGCGCGAAGTCCTCGTACCACTTGCCCCACTCCACGACAGAGGAAGCCCTGACGGGCTCCCCCTGCTCGTTGAGGGTGAAGAGGAAGTTGAGCGGATGCTCGGGTTTCATAGACTCACCTTGGCGACTTCCTCGCGCATGAAGCTCGATCGCAGGTTGATGTAGATCTCGGTCGTCTTGAGACTCGCGTGGCCCATCAGCTGCTGCAGCTTGGCCGGCGGCAGGGTGACCAACTTCATCGCCATATGCGCGCCGTAGGTGTGCCGCAGGCTGTGGAGTGAGCCCTTCAGGCCCAGCCGCTCACAATCCAACAGGAAGGCACGAGAGAGGCTTTGAGGCGTCATCCGGGGCAGAACATACTCCAAGTCATCCTCGTCCACCTCCGGTGCCTTGAGGCCCTTAGCGCGGCGCTCCTGCTGTGACTTGAGCTTGTCCTTTGCCATAGCCTTCAGCTCCGCCAACGCCTCCTTGGCACCCTGCGAGAGCGGCACCTCGCGCATATGACCGGACTTGGTGCGCGCGATCGCCTCGGAGATGATCTGGACGACGTCCTTCTTGACGTTGGTCCACTTGAGGTGCTGGGCCTCGCCCCGGCGCATGCCGGTGTTGGCCATCAGCCGCCAGATGGCGGCGTACTTGGAGTCCTTGAAGAGCTTCGCCAGCTCGTTGTCCTCATACCAGTGGATGGGGACGGACGTCAGGCTCTTGGGCTTGGCGACGTTCTTGCACGGAGACTCCGTGATCCCCTTGCCCCAGAGGATTGCGCGGTTGAGGACCGCCGAGAGCGTGCGGTACTCCTTGGAAGCGGTGCCACCTGACATCTTGGCCAGCTTGCCGTGACGGTTCTCGCCGATGCGTGTCTGACGCTTCGCGACCCACAGCTCGATGTCCTGCTTGGTGATCGCGTTGAGGGGCTTGCCGCGGAAGTCATCGAACGCGTCGCGGCAGATCTGTGCGACACGCCCGTGACTGTCGGGGAACATGAGCGAATGCCACTTGAGGTACTCGACGAGGAAGTCATCAAACAGCGGAGCGCGAGAGAGAACCTTGCTACGCTGCCCCGTCCGCAGTTCTAACTCCTTCTTGACTCTAGCCGTCTCAGCCTCCTGCTCTGATACCGGGCCAAGCGATGGTCGGCATCGATCAGGGCCGGTGCCCCAGTCGAGATACCAGGACTTCCCGCGGGGGAACTTTCCACAGAGCTGGTCGGTGTTGGTCGCCATTTTATTGTTTCCTCTATGTAGCGCTGCACGTCGCACCGCCTGTAGAGGAGTTTGCCAGCAAACTCACCTGGGGGGAAGAAGGGCTGTACCACGCGACGCCATTGCGTGTACGAGATGCAGGCGTACTCGGCGGCCTCACGGACGGTCATATAATCTTTCATCATCAACGACATACGAGCCCTCTGCGAAAAAAAGGCCCCCAATAGGGGGCCGAATATCTGGAGTGATAGCTACGAACTATTTCACGGTCTGTGCCACGGGATATTGAGGGGAGCCGGCTGCTCGACGGGTCGCTTCAGGTTGTTCGCCCCGTTGCGCCACGCGCTCCAGGCGTACGCAATAGCCCACTCCGGCACCCATCGAGGGAACGTCGAGGCGTACGGCACCAGGATGAGATGCCCCGGCAGATCTGGATTTGGAATCCACACCCACGCTTGCTGGCCACTCACTCCGTCCTCGCTGTTCGCGTACCACTCGTTCAGCCACTCCCACTTCCACTCATCCACCAGCGGCCGTGACGGCTGCTCGCCTGGATATAACACCGGCTTGATCGAGGGGTACGTCGGTGGCGACGTCCATCGATGAAACAAACACGCCGGCAACAGCACGATGAAGCCGAGCGCCTCGGCCAGTGCAACCTTGGCGCTCATTCCTCATCCCCTATACCGGGACTATCGACAGAGGAAGAATTTTGTACACCTGCATCGAGCTGGATCCCCAGGCTGTCCGCCACCTGCTGCCACTTCTGCAGCGTGGACTGTGCTCCCATCAGCTCGTGGCTCCGGCGCTCCACCTCGCCCATCAGCCGATCGCGGGCCTCCTTGGCCCGCAGCAGCTCCCCGCGCACGAACTCCAGCGGGTCGACAGCGACAGTTGAACTTGAACTCGTCGGTATCTCCGAGAAGGAGGGGACGCTGGGTGCCAATGCACTTCGCGCCGCACTTCGGGCAGCGCGGACGGTCGCCCGCCGTACTGCTTCCTTCTCCTCGCCCTGGCTCACCAGGGCCTGTCTCACTGCGGCCAGCCACGGGAGTAGCGCCCTCCGTTTCTCCTGCTCGTTGAACCACTCGCTGTTGATGAGCGTGTCCCCGTCTGCGCCGGGGTACACCATGCGGATCATCCCGCTGCTGCCGTGCTCGACCTTGGTGTTCTGGATGATCTGGCTGTCCTGGATCTCGTTGCCCTCGGTGATGATCATCCGTACTTCCTCGCGAGGTACTGCATCGATAGCGGCATGACGTCATACGAGCCGTCTGCAACCTCGTTCAGCACCACGAGGCCCCGCCACTCACCGTTGCTCTGCACGTCCCTGTAGTGCTCGTCGTGCAGGTAGAAGCTGCCCGCCACCAGTCCGTGGCGGCGCGCGTTCCCCGGATACTGCCGCAACCCGTAGAGGAGTCCCTGCTGGTGGCCCTGGACGAAGCTCTGCCCGATCTTGTTCAGCCGGTTGTCGATGCTGCCGCCAATAGCTCTCCCGCTATGAACCATCGAAAAATAGTGCGAGTATGCTATTCCGTCGATTTCCACTATTTCCAGGAAGGGGTGAACGTGCCAACCAGCCGGCGTGTAGAACATGTCCTCACTCAGAATGCCCTCCAGCTTCGGCTCTTCCGCTACCGCCTTCGGCACGCGCTGCTCATGATTGCCACGGAGGATCTTCCTGACGGGGTTCCACCGTTTGCGATGGCCCTTCGCACGGCGTTCGATCTCCTGACGAACGGGGACATCGAGGCGCTCAAGCGCCTCGTTGCCCACCTGGATGTCTTCCTGGATCCGGGCCCCCTCCAGGTGGATGCTTCCTGGGTTTTCATGCCGGTTGAGACTCGGCATGTCCCAGTGATCTCCCAGGTGGATGATCACATCGGGCAGGTACTCAACTATTGCCGCCGCGGCCCAGTCGATGTGATGGGTGGGGACACCAGGGCGGACCTGGGTGTCGGGGATGATGAGATGTCGTCTACTCACTCGGCAGCTCCCGCTCGACGAGCTGCGCGTAGCCGCTGATGTCGTGCCAGCTGTCCTTGTGGAACGGATCGCCGTTCAAGATGCGGCCGATCTTCACGGCGATCATGTCCAGCGCGTAGCGCATCTCATCGGGCATCTCGTCCCAGTTCTTGCTGAGTGCCATCACCCGCTTCAGGTTCTGCGAGACGGCCGCTGTCTCCTTGAACGAGCCGTAGCGGTGCCCGCGCGCGGCGAGCGTGTTGGCGACCAGCGTGTCGGCGATCGTCGGCCCGACCGTTAGCGCGATGCCGCTCGCGACGCCACTGCCCATCACGAGGCCATGCCTTCTGCTGTAGTCGTCAGCGAACGAAGAAGCTTCCCCACTCCCAGGCATGTTGGACATCCACAGTTCTCCCGAATGATCTCTCGACCCTTGCGTTGAATCCGATAGCCCCACCCCTTACAGGTGGGGCACTGCACCGTCGCGGCGTTCCACACCCGCTGCTCAGGCGTGCTCCACGCCTCCAGCAGCTGCTGCCGCGCGTCGGCTGCGCTCAATGTCTCGAAGCTGCTGTAGAAACCGGACTCCGGCATCTTTCCGATTGGCACGTACACGTCGCTTCACCCTCTTGTAGACCTCACGCGCGCATCCTTGCTTCAGCCGTATGTGTATGGCTGTGTCCTTCTTAACCGTCTTCTCCCCGCTCTCTGTCACCGTCACGTTGTAGCGCTGACTCGGCACCAGGAACCGCTCGTACTCACGATCGCGGACCGTGATCGCCGGGTTGTCGAGTGCCACGCGCAGCGCTTTGTTGGTATGGCGGCGGAGCCGCTTGGCCTGCTTAGAATTCATCCGCCACCTCGTCGCTCGGTGTCACCCGCCGGAAGTCAGCGACGTGGAACACCTTGTAGCGCTCCAGGCCCACCGGGATCTCCGGGATGGCCAACACCTCGGAGCAGCGCAGCTGCGTCACTTCGTACTTGAGCCCCAGGCGGCACTTCAGGTGGTCCCACCACGTCGCGGGCCAGTCGGCGACGACCTCATCCTTCTGCAGCTCCAGGCACGGCATCCGCAGCTTCATGCTGATGATGTGTGCCAAGTTCTCCATCAGGTAGTGAACGTAGGTCTTCAGGTTGTCAGGATGGACGTGCTCCAGGTCGCACGCGCTCGATGCCACCCAGTCGCGCACCATCAGCTCGATGCGCCTCGTCCCATACGGGTCGGTGCTCACGGCATCACCCACTTCGGAGGTCCCCCGTCAAAGATCGCTGTTGGAATCTTCAGGAACTTGCGGGCCCACTCAGTAACGGTGAGCTTTCTTGTGACTCGATAGTCGCGTTGCACGACCATGCGCAGAGGCACATCCGGGAGTGACCGGCGTACACTACGGAGAAGTGAACGCCCATCGGCCCGTATGTATCCCTTGCACTCAACAAAGTACCCCTGTGCGTCCAGGGCCAGCCCTGCTCCGGCCTCAAGATCAACATGTAGGTCCGGTGTGTACGTGTGCTCTGTAACCAGTTCGCCAGCTCCGCATTGAAGGCAACGACCGTTTCTAACGGGGTGCGTGTAAACAAGACTGTCTTCTGGTCCGGTCCTGCGCACGGGAAGTCCCGCCCCCTGAAGCCCTCTGAATACTTCAAACTCGAATTTGCTGTCCCAGAGTTGACCATCAGGGGTCTCCCAGCGCATGTCGCGTCGTTTGGTGCCAACGCGCCTTCCCTCAACTCGTGAACGCATCGACACGTCGCTGTAGCTCCGCGTTGACCAGCGTCTCTAACCGCGCGAGATCGTCCCCAGCCCAGTGCTCTAGGCGTGCGATCTCCCCGTGTGGGCATCCGATCTCGTATGCCTCCATGAGGTCGTTGAACGTCTTTTCAGTACTCATCGAACGCGACCCTCCCGAATGGTGTGCCGGGTGGCATCCACAGCTCCCCCGGCTTTCTCTGTATGTAGACCAACTGCGCTGTCTCTAACGCGACCTCGTCCGCACCCAGCCCTGCGTACGGGCAGTCCGGCCGACCTTGACTCTCGAAGTACACGTTCACGATCGCCGGCCAGATCGTCTCTGCGGTTGCCCCCTCCTCCAGGAAGTAATCGATTAGCTTCGCCGCGCGCACCGGACCAACACGATGGCAGCCGGGTACGTTGTCGCCGGGGTCTCCCGACAGGCACTGGATCCAGAACCAACGCTGCGCGTCCTCTGCACTCACGTCGTACTTGACGTGACGCATGTAGTCGTAGTGCAGGCCAGAGATCTGATCCAGGTCCTTGTCGATGGACGCGATGACGTAGTCGTGCGGGTGCCGTTGCCGCGCCTGGATGCTGACCTCGTCATCCGCCTCACGACCGTCCACCACGACAGCTCCGTGGTGCTCGACCAGATAGTCACGGATGGCTTGGTAGTGAACCGGCCGCGAGGACGGATCACGGTTGCCCTTGTAGGGCGCGAGCTTGGCCAGCTCCTGGCGGTAGTTGCCGCTACCGGTCAGGTAGATCTGCGGCGTGCCGTGTACTGCGAGCAGCCCCAGCGATTGCTTCACGGTCTGCAGAGCAAACGCCACCGGCTCCGCGATCACTTCCTCCTCGACCGCATCCCCTCCGCAGCTCTGCTCCTCCGGGTGCTCCTGGTAGTACTTCCTTCGAGCAGCTCTGCCCTCGAAGCGCATCGGATGGATGCCGCCGTGCTCATCCTCCACGATATCGTGGACGACAGTGCGCTGCGCGGCGAACCCACAGCGGTACACGATCGGATCCCCGTCAACCAACAGTGCAGTCACGGTGCCACCCACTCCCCGTCGTAGTCCTCGTCGTCGCGTTGTGGATCCCCCGGTGGGGGCAGCGGGATAAGCAGCTCGGCCTTGCACACGTAATCCTGTGTGTAGTCGTCCTTCGCATACCTCACGCGATACCCCCAGATCGAGCGGCCCCCAGCTGTCTGCTCGCCGGGGCCGTTCAACACTTCGACAATCCTTCCGCGTAGCTCGGGGCGAACGTGCGAGTCCTTTCGCACGAGCGCCAGCTCACCTTTGCGGAACCGCATCATCAGTTGATGTTGGGAAACGTCGGCTTGTCGTCACCAGGAGGTGCCCATCCCCGTGCCTCCTGGGCGTCCGCGATCTCCATCGCGTTGGCGTGTCGGATCTGGGCCTCCATGGCCTGTCCGATCGCCGTGCCGAAGTGGTTGCAGTAACCGAAGGCCACGCCGTACTGCTTGTCCCACACGACAAACACCTTGCGGAACTCCTCGATCGTGTCAGGCGGACCTGACAGGGTCTGCAGCACCACGGCGTAGCGCGGGGTCTTGTCCCAGACGACCTTCGGCTCAGTAGCCATCCGGTGCCCCTGCATCGGCTGTCTCGGGCAGCGCGCCATCCGGCGCGGTGTCGATCACGCCCTCGTCCTCCACGTTGTCGAGCAGTCGTGCGGTGATGGCGTCGAAGTAGAACAGCACGGTGAGCTTGCGCACCGCGAGCACGATTTCCTGGTAGCGCTTGGCCTCCCCCGCCTTGGTCTGCGCGCCGGTCACAGGCAGTGCCTTCTCACGCAGCAGCGTGTCGACGGTGCGGACCGCCATCTCCTGGGAGTGCTGCAGGACTATGGACTGCTGGCGATCAGCAGTGCCCTCGCCACTCGCACCGCCGCTCACAGCGGCTGCTGCAGCTCGCGGACGCTCTACCTTCTCGATCGCTTTGCCCTGGTCGTCGACGTTCCAGTAGCCGCGATCGTTCTCGGTCGCCGTGAAGCGGACGTAATCACCTTTGTCGAAGTCCGGCTTCGCGCCGAACTTGACCGTGAACCACGGACTCTCTGCGCCATCCGGTTTCTCCACCTTCATCGACCACACCGATGTCGGGCCCCTGCGGCCCTGCACGGTCTTCGAGTTCAGTACCTTGACCTCGCCCTCAAACTTCACAGCGTGCCCTCCTCGTCGCTGCTCTCACCCGGCTCGAACTCGGAGATCGTGCGCCCGGAGGGCACAAAGAAATCCGACTCGGAGTCGTACTCGTAAAAGACGATGTCGTCGGTGTGGGCAGCGAGCCCACGCTCGATCTGCATCAACACCTCGTCGCTGGGGGATGCTGCGTTCAGCAGCAAGCCGTACAGACGATTGACCTCCTCCTGGTTGAGCTGCACGTTCAGCTGCAACACGTTCTGGTATTCAGCGAATGCTTTCACTTACGCTTGACCTCTCGTCCGTCCCGGTAGATGTCGAATGCCTGTTCTTTTCCGGCTCCCCAGCGGTCGCCGATCTTGATTCCAACTCCCAGTGGCACTCTGTCGAACTGGAAGCCGTACACCTCACTGAGGTATTCGTAGACATCGAGGGTGAAGCAGCGCTTGACGAGCTGCGTGAACTCCTCGACGGCATCGGGATGCACCTCGGAAGGCACCGAGTCGTGCACCATGTTCACGATGAAAACCTTGTCGGCGAGCCCAGCGGCTCGCAGCCGGTGCCACAGGTAGACTGCGGCGATCGGAATGATCTCGGCCGTGGCGAGTGCCTGGACCGGGTAGTTGGAGACGTTGGTCTCCACGTTCACGTTGCCGCGGGCGTCACGCTTGGCTGTCGGGAAGTAGTAGATCAGCCCCCACGGCGTGCGCAGCTGCTTGGTCTCGGCCACCTCGTTGACCCAGCCGGCCTGAGTCTTCGCGATGCCGGCGTAGTGCTGCCGGAACCACTTGTAGTAGCGCACCTGCTCTGGCGTGCCGTGCTTGCCGCCGTAGAGCGGCTTGAACGTGTCAGGCTTCGCAAGCGTGCGCCAGTCATCACGCCCTGCTGCCTGCGCCTCGACCTTCTCCGCCTTCACCGCTTCCTGGGTGACGGCGTAGATGACAGACGCTGTCTGCGTGTGAGCGTCAAAGTCAGGGTTGGTGATGTCCTTGATCGCCTGCGCGTCCTGGCCGAGCTCTCCGGCGACACGGAACTCGATCTGCGAGCCATCCGGCTCCGCAAACAGGAAGCCGGCGCGCTTCGGCTTGATGATTTTCTTCAGCGCCCGCGGCTGGTTCTGGAACTGCACCCGCCGCTCTTCACCTTCGATCAGCAGCGGCACACCGCTGCTCGCGGTGCGGTGCGTGGCCGTCCTGGTCTGATTGATCTCGCCGTAGAACACCCCGCCGTACCACTGCGCCACGGAGCGGTAGAACTCGAGGTTTTTGGACAGCATCGCCTGCACTTTCCCCAGCTCCTTACGGAGCGCGAGGAAGTCCCGCTGGCGATCGGTGGTGGCTTCGAGCTTGTCGAGCGTGTCGTTGTCAGTCTTCGGCGCACCATCCGGGAACTGCTTCGTCGGCGCGTTCCGCAGCGGCTCCCCGCGGCGATTGGTCAGCTCGGCGAAGCCCAGGCCCTGCTTGCCATAGACGAAGTGGGCCATCTGCGGGACCGAGCGCACGTTGATCCCGCCGGTCAGCTGATCCATCAACGTCTGCAGCCCCTGGAGCTTCGAGCTGTAGCTGTCGTACTCGGCGAGCACCATCGCCGGGTCGACAGCCATCCCCTCCATCTCGATCTCCGCCAGGAGCGGTGTGAGCAAGCAACGCGTGTACTGGACGCCAATCAGTCCACGTCGATGCAGATCCTTCCGTTGATCCAGGAAGACGGCTTCCGTCGTCCTCACATCCTGCTCGCACCGCCCCTGCAGCCACGGGCGCGGTATGCGAACGGGGTTGATCCCGTTCGCGATCATCACGTCCACGACTGGATCCTTTACCGGCAGGCCGCGCCGCCTGCAGCACATATCCAGGCTCGTGGAGTGCGGCGGCACTCCCAACTCCGTGCTGCCCGCCGCAAGATTCCCCAACAGCACGTACTCCGCGAGCTTGGTGTCGAACACCAGGACATCCCGGAGATCCACTCCCATCCGCTTGAACCAGCCCAGCTCGTACTTCGCGTTGTGGGCGACAACGTAGTCAGCCTGCTCGATGCCTCGCAGCAGCGCTTCCTGCTCCAGCTCATTCCCCCACTTGCGATACGTCAGTGGGTACGAGTAGTGCTGCGGGTGCCCCTTGCCGAACTTCCAGCACGTCAGCAGCAGCTGGTTCTCCGGGTGCCTCGCGTGCCCGAAGTACATCGGGCCTGCGGAGGTGTCCGTCTCGAAGTCGACAACGATGTAGTTGTCGGTTAGATACACCCGCGGGTCGGGTGTCTCGATGAACCAGGGGAGAGATTTCGGGGCGTCCATACCGGCTTTATCGACGGGAATCTCACCCTGTTCACCTACCTGTTCGCCTCCTTCCGCTCTTGCTCGTTACAGCGCTTCCAACACCCGTAGCACTCCCACTCGTCACCCTCCTCAGCTACGGCATCCATGCAGGACAACGTGACGCCGCAACGAGCGCACGTCACGTCGTAGGGCTCCCAGATGTACAGGTCGAGGTCATCCACGTACGGCCCACACCGTCTGCGCACGACCGCTCAGACCTGGGCGCGTCAAGCCGGTGGGCTCGATCAGCCCCTTGTTCTTGAGGTCGGAGAAGCGCTTGTGAACCTTGTCGGCTGGGAGCTGTAGCCGCCTTGCCGCCTCGTAGTGAGTCAGTGGGCCGCATACCGTCAGAATCGCCAGGATGCGCTCCATGAGTGTCGGTGCTGTCGCAGCCACCGCAGCTGCTGCTGCTTTCGAGGTGCCTGGATCAGTCCCGCGTGCGTGCTCGTGCGGATTGAAGTCAATCATTCCTCGCCCTCCCGCTTGCGTCTCGCCTTCTCACGGTTCTCACAGGCCGCCAACTGGCGGCGCAGCTTGGTTGCCTCCTCCGGCGATACGCTTGGGTTGAACACGCCCTGGTCGTCCGCTAGCTCGATCGCCTCCATCATCTGGGACGGGGTGAATGGCGGGTTTACGTTCTTGCCCCAACGTCTGCGCGCCTTGGCCACTTGCTGCAGCATTGGAACAGCTGCCTCTGGTTTGATTGTGAATCGGCTCATTGCATCGCACTCTTCGATAGATTGACCGTCACGATTAACCCCTCCTTCGCGTTCGGTTCACTCGATAGCTTGTTCTTGCAGATCGACAGGGCGCGTTGGTTGCGCTGCTTGAGCGTCTCATCCGCCCCCATGCCGATCAGCAGATCTGCAGCTCCTGGCAACCCCGTCTTGGAGTTGTCCAGGTCTTCCATCCCCAGCCACGGGCGCTCCCCGGCGCTCGCACCCGCTTGCGTAATCGACAGCCCGATCAGGTTGTATTCGTTGAGCAGCTCGCGCACGCGCTGCCCGTTCTCATCGAGGCGAGCGACCATCTCCCCCTCGGCTCCGCAGATGTTGCGGAGCTGATCGAGCACCAGGATGTCCGGTTCGGTCTCATCAATGAGCGGGGGCAAGTCCTCCAGAGACCCGTGATCCAGTCGTACGAACTTGATGCGATCCTCGCCCCCCATGTCGGCGAAACGCTGGCAAGTCGCCTCCCATGCCTTCTCGGCTTCCTTCAGCGGTGTGTCGGTGACGCGACAGACTGCGCGGGTTTTCAGCTTCTTGATGCTGTCCTCGTTGCTGACATAGAGCACTCGCTTGTTCTCTTTCATCGCCATGGCCACACTGAAGTTCACGGAGAACGTGCTCTTGCCCATGTCAGGCCGTGCGAACAGCACAATGTGCGTCGCGGGCAGCAGGCCCCCGTCGATGCGCGAGTTGAGGCGATAGGGGGCCATCGGCACGCGCGCCTCCTGGCCGACGTACTGGAGCAGCTCCGTGGCCGGAGGTGCCCACTCCACCTTGACGCGCCCCTTCTTGAGATCTCCAAGGCTGGTAGCCGCTCGAAGAGCGGTGAACTGCGGCAGCAGTCGCATCTGCTTCTTCTCATCGCCTGCGGCGATGGCTGCAGCCAGCTCGGTCCCCACGTTGTGCCGTTTGAGTTCTAGCCCTATCTGCGCAGAGTTCGCAGGAGATACAGACTCAGGTAGATCGCGAAGATAACCAACAACAGTGGCCCGCTGCTTCGCATCCACACGGGCATCACCCAGAGTAGCCAGCCCGTCAGGATCCACACGCCGGCAATGGCGATCGCGCGTGTACCACTCCCGGATGAGGTTCCACCAGAACCCACCTGCGGGCGTGAAGTCTTCCACCGTGAGATGCGGAGCGAGCATGGCGTAGGCTTCACGATCCGCGATTGACGCTGCCAAAAGTTTTGCATCGAGCACTAGACCCCCAAGACTTCAGGAAACTGTTTCGCGGGCGTGTCTTTGATGTCCGCGGTAAGGATGGCCACACGGCAACGGTTGAACGCACTGCGCCACTTGCGCACAAACATGAACGCGTCCTCCGTGGCATCGGCATCGAGTGCCACGATCACCTCGGCACCGCGCGCGGTGCGCGCAATCTCCGTGACACGATCCAGGCCGCTGTAGGTGCCCAACGAGCTGCGTGGCTTGCCCAGGATCGCCACGGCTGGATAGCCGTGAGCGGCGAGCTTGATAGCGCTCAGCTGGTCTTCGACCAGGACGAGCGGCGCATCGACATGGCTGAAGTCCAACACCCCTCGCGGCTTGTAGAAGCTCTGCAGCGGCGCATCCATCAGCTTGTACGTGTCAGCCTTCGGGTAGCCGGTTGGAATGCGCCGCGGTGCTCCTTCCCACGGCACGCGCAGGACATGTCCTCGACACGCACCGTGCGGGCTCCAGATCGGCAGCACGTAGCGGCTGCTGTCCGGCTCGACTCGGATGTGGTGCGTCGTGAACTCGCGAGGGATCTCGTACTTCTCCTGGAAGAAGTGCTGATCTTCCGGTGAGGCGTTCCAGATCTCGCCCGTGAACGGGCGGGCATACGTTGACCTGTGCGCCGTAGGCGTCCACTCAATCGACACTGTCGTCATCCTCCGCCGGCTGGATCTCGCCGATCGTCTTCAGGCTGTACGGCAGGGATCTCGGAGCAGCGAGCTGCTGGAGACGCCGCGTCGCCCCCAGAACATCAGGCACGGTGTGCGAGGTGGCCGCGAGGCTGTGCTTCCCCTCGTTCTGGTAGTAATCCGTGAACAGCTGCATGGTGTAGGCACCGGCAGCAATCGCGGCTTGTCGCGTTGTTGCATAGTTCTTTCTCCAGTGAGGGTCGAAGGCGTCCAGCTCGTCGAAAAGCGCGTGCCTGGGGGGCAGCCCGGTCATGCCTTGCGCCCCTCTGCGATTGCGCGAGCGCGACGCTGCGCTCGCTGGAGCAAGTTGAACGTGTGCTTGCGCGAATAGCCCAGGACGTGCGCAAGCTCACTGACGGTGTGGCTTTGGGAGCCTCCCAGGCCGTAATAGAGCGTCAGGATGCGGCGATCGTGGAACCCCAGGCCCTGCTCTAAGCGCTCCAGCGCTTCGGCGTGAGCGGCTGCCTCGTCGGGCTGGGGCCGCTGGCACTCCTGCTCGATCTCGGGTGCTTCCTCGTCATCCGGCGTGCGCTCATGGGAGTACGGCAGGATCACGCCATCGAGTGCACCGATGTAGGCATCCCCCTCACCTGTGATGCCCCCGTTACGCAGCTTGCGCAGGCTGTCGATGAGCTGCCCACGCAGCCGCAGCATGATCCAGGCTTCCCATGGGACCTTGCGCGTGGGGTCATAGCTATTGGATGCGGCCAAAGCCGCTATTACCGCTTCCTGCCGCAGATCCTGGGCTTCGGTGGGGGTGAGCTTCCACCGGGCCCCGGTGCACGCTACCGCGTAGCTGGCTATTCGGGTAATATCGTCCAGCCCATGGACTTGGGATCCCGAACCTGCCGGGGGATCCTCGTCACAGGGACCAGCTTGCAAAGGACGTGCAACAACATCGACGGCAGCCAAATGAGACCCGTTCATGGCAAAAATAAGCTCCACAGATCGGAAGGCCTGGGACCCCGAACTCAAGCAAGAGATTTGTAGGAAACTGATCTCAGGCGAGATGACGTTCGACGCTGCACAGAAGCAATTGAAGGTGCAGCCGTATCAGCTCCTGGCGTGGGTTGGGCGGCATGTTCTGGACAGAGGCGGCAAGGAGACGAGTGAGCCGATCACTATTGGCCCGCTCGACACTTCGGCGAGTGCACCGGCTGAGTCCGGTGAAGACACTATGCGGCATGCGCTCGCGCGCAGCCTGTCGACGGGGACTGGACCTGACAGTGACACTGCACGTCGCATCGTGGAGTGGTACATCGACAAGTACATCCTCAACAGTAAGGACTGATCGATCACCCGCAGGCGGACAGGGACGTCCGCTTCTTCTTCGCTCGACTCGCATCTGCTCTCCCACCGTCGTCTTCTTCTTTCAACAAGCAAGGCGTGTATACCGGCTC